CTCACCGTTAGCGTCACGGCCGAAAATAATGGCAGGTGAACCATCCCATTTAATAGTAACTTCACTATGTCCGCCTTGATCCAGGTTGCGTAGACTTTGTAATGCTCTAATAGCACCCTTGCTACCTTCCCAGAAGACAATATCTTCTGCGTGTTGGATACGTGCGGCTTCGCTTAGTGGCTTGCGTTGAGGTACGGAAAATTCCCTGAGTCTCATTTTAATTTCTCTGATAGTTGCCTAAACCACTCAGTGGTGCCTACTTGTGTATAAACTGATTCTGGAAGTGTTAACTTCTCTCTTGCAAATGCTTCTCTTGCATCTGCTGTCACTGCTTGATAGTCTGGTCTACCCTTGAGTTTAGCAATCATTGACTCAACACTATCTAGGTCACCGCGGCTAGCGCCTTTCCCAAGTAACATCTCTGCAATTTGATCAGGATCCCTGGACAATACTTCATTTGTTTCTCTATTAATTAATCCGTCTTTAGGAGACCACTTCATTCCCAGTGCTTTAGCTACAGATGCCATTAGGATAGCACGGTGCATTCCTTTAAATGGTGTGTCATCACCAGCACCCTTCATTGTAAACTTCATCCATTCAGGATCACCAAACATCAGATCTGTTTGTACATATCCCTGATTGGGATCGCCGTTAATAGGAGTTTTAAGATGAACACTAATACCTGACTTAGCAACCCACTGTCTGACATTGTCTTCTGGGTGGTTTTTCTGTGCCCAGGCAGCTATCTTGTTATATAAGTCAGCCTTATCAACCTCATTTTGGTTAACAGCAATATCCATATCACCTGATGTAGAGCGAATTCCAGTTGACCCTAATTTAAAATCTTTATGTGGTATGCCAGTAATAGCCTCAACCCAGGCTAGTGTGGGGTCTACGTCTGCTTGGTTAATACGTTGTGTTACAGGGTTTCCATCTTCGTCTTTAAAGATATTGCCGCCCTCTGATAATATTCTAGGTGTCATATTAACTATGCCTTGTTTTACTTTTTATTTTCATTTAACCCTGCTCGTTTAATTCCGACCTTAAAACGTTTGGTGTCTCGATTACGTATGCTATTAATTAGTCTACGCTCCAAATCCCCTGCTGTTTCAGCATCGTATGCATTATGTATTTGTTCAATAATATAGATAGCATTTTCGATCATTGCCTCGCCACGTGACTCTATAAGATGCTTCTTATCTCTATGGGTAGCTACGTTAGTTAGCTCTTGTAATATGCTGCGAGTTCGTTTTTTCATAGTTTATGCCTGTTTACAATGTATTTATTAAGAATTATTCGTTAAATAACAATAACCATTGTACAGGAGAAGAGTGAATGAATCGATCTAATAGAGTTTTAGCTATACACTATGCCCGATGTAGTGCTATAGCATACAGAGATAAAGCAACCAAAGAAGAGTTAAAAGAGTTAGGATACTCAAAAGCTAAGTTAATTAGTTTTGAAAGTGCTCAGTGCATGATTTTTGAGAATACAAAGGAAATAACACTGGCTTTTAGAGGTACAGAACCTACTCAGGTAAAAGATGTAATAGCTGATCTTAAAGCATGGAAACACAAGAGTCAAATAACTGTAGGCAAAGTGCATGACGGATTCTATGATGAACTTAAAAAGATATGGGATGAAATTACCACATACATTAACAAAGGTAAAGCTAAGGACAAAACTTTGCATATAACCGGACATAGTTTGGGCGGCGGTATGGCAACTATTGCTGCTAGCAGATTAAAAAATCGTGTAAAAAATGTTTATACCTACGGCAGTCCCAGAGTAGGAAATAAACGCTGGGTAAATGTTAACAGTGATTTTAATTACCAACGATTTGTTAATAATAACGATATTGTTCCTAAAGTTCCACTGTGGATCATGGGTTATAGACACTGTGGCAAGTTACAGTATATTAACTACTATGGCGATTTTAGAAGTGCTACTTTTTGGCAACGTACTAAAGATGGTTTACGAGGACGCTGGGCGGCTGCTAAACAATGGTCATTGCTTGATGGACTAAGTGATCATAGTATTAATCACTACATTAACAAGTTAGAAAATCCAATACCAAGAAAATAATTACTTTTATTGTATATCTGAACTACTCCACTAGCAATAGTTTTATGATCAGAATTTCCCGAGCATAATATTTTCATAATAATTTACTCCATTCAGAACAAAGGTTGCGGAAGTTGAGATTACGGATTTTGTCTGTACGACTTACTATATCCCAAAACGTTGTATGCGGTTTTTCTTGTATATCTAATATTGCAAGTAGCCCGTATATTTCAGGATACGGTTTGAATTTATCTTTTAGTACTTGCATAGTTTTTGCACTTACCCAATCTAAACTGTATGTGCCTAAACATTTTTGAAATATTAATTTAACTGGATCGCCTAGCCTATTTTCACTAAAACTTTCTTTATACCAATTGTACAATTCATCTAGATAATATAGGTTAAGGTATCCCCAAGTGCAGTTAATATAAAACAAATGATTAACTGGCATATGTTCATGATACCATTGCATAATGTCTACAGTGTCTTGCCATAATGCACCGGTACGTTGGTATTCAAATCTATCTTCTACATCATCAATGCTAAAATATAGTTCTACAATATCACACCTACTCCAAAGATCTAGAACATCGTCACTCACACGGTTAGTAGCATTAATATTGTAAAATACTCTAACATCGCTTAACCCTTTACTGGCTTCAATGTTTTGTAATAGTTTTACATGTGCATCACTGAGCAAAGGATCGCCACCACCATGAAAGTGAACGCTTCTAATATTTTTAAGATATTCTAAATCATCAATCTTTACATATTGATCTTTCCTGTATAAAAAATTGTCTATGTTTGTATTAGGATAAAGTTTAGCCCAATCGCTAATCCATTTACTGCTGTTGCTAGGTCCACAAATAGTGCATTTAAGATTACACAAGTTACCTACACTATAATCTAATGCTCTGGGCGTATCAGTGAGAGTTATGTCGGCGTCTTTGTGATAGTTTTCGTACAGTTCTTTACTACCCATGCGTCTACTAACAAGTCCTGCTTGTTCTGCTCGATAACAGTTATGACAGCCTGGTACAAGTTCTCCTCGCGCTACACTGTCAATAATGGCAAAATGTTCTGCACCGAGCCATGCCTGTTCAGGCGTAATATCTGTTGCGATATAACCATCGTAATTACAGCAAGGATTGTATCCTATTGTGTTTCGTGTACTCCAAAAGGCTTGATTTTTGAATATATCGTAGCAAAATCCAGGCTGTGACTTTATATCATCAGTCATTCTGCTTTAAACTCGCTAGCATATCTTTTAGTTTACTGCTTTGTACATTAGCAGTAATTTTACCTACCTCCGCATCACCACTTCCAGCAGACGCATCAGACTTGTCTTTAAGCTGGCCCATGATGTTACCACGTTCTTTGCTGGTATCTTCATCTTCTCCCAGGTCTCTAATACGCAGACTTTCTAAATCAAACTCTAAATCAACTTTACTGCCAACACCACTACTACTACGTGTTTTCATAAGTTGTAGTTGATAGCGTCCACGTTCTCGCATTGCTCTACTTGTAAAGATACCAAACACGTTATCTGCTGTATTAATCTTACTAAGTCCGCCAGCAATATGGCTGTGATCAAACTCAATCTCTTCTACTGCACCGCGATTTAACTGACTAGCTGTTACAAAGATACACTGTAATTCCTTTGCTAGGTTACGTAGTTCCTCACTAACATACTTGTCTTTAACAAACAAGTCATTGGGACTTACTTTAGCACTAACTGGCATAACCAAATCCAAGTAATCAATAAGCACAAAGTCTGCTTTAAGATCTTTTGTTATCTCCAATTCTTTTAAGTATGCACGTATATCATTTACTGTACTCTGTGCTGGCAAGTATTTAATCTGTAGTGTGCCAGATTTCTTGCCAACCATTTTAACTTTCATTTCCACAGTGTCTAAGTCTTTAAATATTTCCTTGGTGCTAACATTTGTAAGCATACTATCAATACGCATTGCACTAAGTTCTTCACTTAGTTCTAAACTTACATACACACCACTGAGCCCGCTTGTANCCCAGTTAACTGCTAAGTTCTGCATAAACAAACTTTTACCACTGCCACTGCCGCCTGCAAAGATGTTAAGTTCACCTTTGTTCATGCCGCCAAATAGTTTACGATCCAGTGCTGGCCAACCTGTGCTTACTTGTCCGTTATTATCCTTTAACTTCATTAGTCGTTCTCTAGGGTTGTCAAAGTAACTTGTACCTAGATCTTTGGTTAAACTAATTTGTACTGCATCCTTGATCAGTTTTTCCACTGGATCATATGTGCCTTTTTCCAGCATGTCTGCCGCTTTAAGTATGGCACGTTCTAGTTCTTGACGCTTTGTAAAGCCTTCAAACTCTTCCAAGAACCAATCATTATGTCCATCTGCCATGTCTGGAATAGGCTTTGCGTTTACACCAGTTGCTGCATTTAGCTGTTCATATGTAGGCATTGCTGTGTGATTAGTGCAATGACTCTTAATAAACTCAGCCGCATCTTTTAAACTACGATCAAAGTTTTCTACATTAAAGATGTTTTGCACTCTTACATAGTTCTGTGCATCTTGCATCATCATCTCAATGAATAGTTTTTGTAAGTCTGGTGTATATTCTTTAGCCATTTAATACCTCTTGAATTTGTTTAACTACGGCAGTATATGATATAGAATCCTTTATGTGGTAATTCTGTTGATTAGGAATTTTTTCAATAGTGTTTAATCTATCAATAATAATATCTAAATCTTTAAGATTAGGTTTAAGTTCATGAATTTTCTGAACCTTAATTACTTTAGTAGTGTAACACTGAGTTTCTTCTTGAATTATTCCATGTGCCTTGCATGCCAGTGTTAACATACTTGGAAAGTTTGTTTCCCAGGGAAGATCTACAAAACTAGATGAATATATTATGTTAACATTATTAGGCAATGAAGAGTCAATTGCTTTTTTCATTTGATGTAAACTCTTACTCGCTAAATCTTGGAGGCTTCCTGGGCCTTTGGCCATTTTATATTCATATTCAGATCTAAATGCTTCTGTAAGAAAAATTATTGCTGTTATTTTATCAAAATGTTTGCTAAAATTCTTTAAGTCATATTTTGTTTGTCGACAAATTTGAAAATTGCTGTTGCCACTTGCAGCATTGTTAATTACAAGTATGTCATTGTTTGACAATGAATCTCTAAATATAAAACTGTCAGTCCACGAACACCCATTAATATATAACATTAGCATCTCCCGCAATTAAAGATACAATAGTCTGGTTTACTAGTCTGTATTGTAGCATAAAAATTATTAAAATAAGATATCTGATTACTTAATTTACTAGTTTTAATGACATGATCCTCTTTATTTTTATGCCATTGACTCTTATAATGAAAGTTATAGTGTTTGCTAAAACAGCATGGCGAATAGTAGCCGTCACTGCTGATAAAATGCTCTTTGTTATTCTTACACCTAGGATCTATAACAAAATCTCTTGATGTAGTAGTTTCAAATTTTCTTTGTACAATATCCCTAGAGGCTACTAACGACTCTAGCGTAGGACGTAGAGTGTTAATACTCTCGTCAGCTTCATTCCATCTGTCACTAGGATGAACTTCAAACTCGTCTATTCCTAGTTCATTTGATAGTAAACGTGTATATTCCATATCATTTTCATTAAACTTAAATGGAATATATTTCCATACTACTCTTACTGAGCCTAATACGCATTCGTCTATACCAACACGAATACTAGGCCAATCGCCGTTAATACGATAACGTGTAAAGTTATCTGGAGTACCATCAATGCTAAATGTTACTGTGTCTTTATCGTCTAGTATTGCATTAAGTTTTTTCCACCATGCTCTGCTTTTACGACTGCCGTTAGTAGTAATATTAACAGCTTTAGCAACTAGTTTACTTTCTTTTACTAATTCTAAAAAGTTTTTATGATATATAGGATCACCAAGATTTCCACAAAAATTAATATTATCAATATCAATATCAATGAAAGTTTTAAAGTCATTAATATTAAGATCGTTAATAGGCAATGCCTTTTTACCAAATTTAGATAGCAACTCTGTTCTCTCGCAACGAGGACAAGCTAATGTACATCTACTAGTTGGTTCTACATGTAAACTAACCATACTGTTTTCTCATTAAATTAATCTTTAAACTATTAGTTTGTTTAGCATCAATGATACTCTTTAGTGTAAACAATTTACCATAACGTATAACAGCAGCATTAATGTCTTTTACGTCAGCCTCCCATTCAGGAAAACTAACACTCCAGCCATACTCTAGTGCATCGTCTATTAACTTCTGTCCTGCTTTGTCTCTGTCAGGTACCAACACAATTTCCCTGCCCAGTGTATCAATAATTTGTGCCTGGGTGTCATTGCATCTATTGGTAAGTGTAGCAACACCACCAATAGTGAGCGCATCGATAACTCCTTCACATACCACACTGAACTTTCCCCCTATTACCTGTCTATCTATACCATATACATAATTACTGTCATAGTTATTAAAGTACTTGGGCTTTGTTTTTTCGTCAACTGCTCTAGCTGTTGAGCCTATTACACGCCCTTGCCAACTGCAAGGGATAATAATACGTCTGTACATTCTTCCTGGCTTTGTATCGCTCCATCGTAACTGGTCTATGGGCATACTTCTGCTTAATGCATAGTCTTGTAACTCTTGTGGTGCTTCTGATAATGGCACACAATCTTGTGGAAGTACACGATCTTTAAATTCAATAGTAAACTCTGGCTCAGCTTCCTCTTCTTTAATAACTACAGTTTCTTTAATACGCAGTGCTTCAACAACCATGCGTTGTCGTTCGTTCTCCGCTACGCCCATCCAGTCTAGTAGTTTGCGAAACTTGTAACTTATATGCCTACCAGGTCTCCATCCAGTCTTATAGCCACAGTTAAAACAGTGATACGTTACAGCTTCGCCATCTGTAATTACACCACCTCTGCCTTTTTTATCCATGCTTTCAGCATTGTGATGACAACATACAGCATTAAATGTATACCATCCGCCAGGACTACGCTTTAACCTAGGTAGATTATCCAATACAGTTTGTTGTATAGAGTTCATAGACTAATTCTAACTGGAGAGATGTTATGCATAAGATTATACTTTAATAATTCGACATTGTCAATCGTCCCGTATACAAGAACTCCACGCATATCTTGTAATGACCATTTTTCAATTTGCCAATGCTTGCACCAGTTGTTTTCATAAATCTTCCACCATTTGTTAAACCCATTAACATCATTGTTGTCTAATAGATCTATATCCTGCATAGCTATACAAAGCACAGGGTTAAGTTTATCCCAGGGTTTAGCTAACTCACAAATACGTCTAATATTGTTGGGCTCGCCATCCTTCCAATATAGGTAAGGAGTTTTGCCTAATTCTGACCACTTTGTAAACACGTCACCAGCGGCAATCTTAGTAGTTAGGTCAGTATATAAGTCTTTATTAATTTTTTTTATTAACGGGCCTGCCTTTTCACGCCAATCAAATTTGATTGTACTAGAAATCTTTGGATTTTTTCGTTCACATATATGTATATGTTCGTGGAAATCTAACCATGCTGGGGTTCCGTTATAATTATCTTCATATATTTTATGTATTTCGTTATAGTAAGTTTGGTCTAATTCTAAACATCGCGATATGTCTATGTTTATGTCCAACAGTTTACCAAAATGTGCTAACTTATCTACTAAACTTTTAAAACTGTGCTGTGATGTATAGCAGGGATTGTCCCACTCTTTAAAAGGAATATCAACATGCTGAAGATGCCTATACATTGTATGTACTTCAGACCAAGCTAGGCAGTCACGAGTTTTAATTTCTATACTAGATTTGTCATTAAATAACAATTTCATAGTATTATTATAATATATCTTTAACTAGTTTTGCGATATGTTTTTGCTCAGCTCTAGCTTGATCAAGTAAGTTAAATCCCTGCTGATAATTGTGCTTAACACGCCCAGGATCGAATTCTACACATGTTTCTACACATGTTTCTTTAACAACATACTCCACTTTTTTTTGTGTTAGCATGCCGTCATACATGTCACAGCCAAGCTCTGGAAAAACATCAAAGCCCAGACTTTCCAATAGCTGGTTACTGTTATTGCCCAGGTTAACGAATGGATGTTGAGCTACTATAGGCTTAAAAGACTTTTCAGTTAAAAATTGTGTACGAGCCCAGTATGTTTCTAAAACAATGCTGTACTTGGTCCAGGCATACCAGTCTGGGTTGCCCGTAGTAAAAAAGTCAGTATTATTTTCGTTTGTTAACGTTTGATCATCTGGTAATAATATGGGTATATTATCTTCTAACCAACCAGCAAACTCTGCACCTGGAGTGTATGTAAAGTCAGTATCAGCCTGATATTGCTGGCTAACTATCTCTGCAATGGGTCTGTTTGTTCTTCCATGTATAGCTTTTGTATTAACCTGACCCAGATAACTTATAAAGTTTTCTCTTATTAAATCACGTTTCCATAGTTCTTCTAGGAACATTAATCGTTCAGGTTTATGGTTACGCATCATACATAAAAATTCTCGTCTATCCTCAAGCTCATACCAGGGCTCTGTCCGTATTAAATCCATGTGAAATCCGTATTGCTTTTCCCATTTGATAGGATGTATCCTAGGATGCACTGGTAATAATTCTGGGTCACTGGTTATAATTATAAAATCTAAATCCATGTTATCAATTTGATTGGATATGCGATCATCTGCCGGATCCCACCAACAGTACAGTACAACAGTTCCAGTATAATACTTTTTAAGAGCACCAAATTCAGGCAAACTAAAAGTGTCAGCATACCAAAGGTCTTTTGTTTTAGGTATAAGTTCCAGCAACTCACGCAACATATTACCCTGCGGAGTTAACTGACTATAATGTTCATTCCCAGTCGAAAGGCTGAATTCTATTGACATCAATTAAACTTCCCGAACCTGAATTAACTTTACTTTCAACATTTGGCAACCTGTCTTGTGGTATTTTTTCTGGAAATACTGTAATCTCTTGTCTGTGGGGACGATCACTTTCAAATATGTAACTTTCACTAGCATCACAAAGTTTGTCTATTAATGAATGATTTAAACTTGTATCTAAAGTTTTAGCAAAACTTGCATGTTCTCTAGGACTAGGATGTCTATCTCCAGGTAGTGTTTCTTTCCAATCCGTTTCATTAGGGCCTGTGTAACCTAGAAACTCTGCCATACTAGGTTTAAAATAATCTTGAGTAGCGTACACATCCTCAAATTGTAAATCAATTCTTTCCATGCTAGTGAACGTAAAGTCACATCCTATTGCTTGTAGCATGTTAATAGAGGCTCTAAAATACGTTTGATTCTCTAGAGCTATTTGATCTTCATGTAGATATTTTACACGCTCTTTGGGTTGATACAAATATGCATTACCAGGCATGTCCCAACCTTGTTCGTTTGTGTAATCTGCGATACGCCAAGGCTGACTCCACATTATGGCTACATAATCTTCTGCTGTTATGCCACGCAAACTGCTACATTCAATTAAGCTATGAAATACAAAATCATTACTGCCGCCAGGTAGAGCCCAGTTTTCGTATGCTTCTGCTATACCTCCTGCATACAAATAATCAGCCCATGTTGGCCATTTGTAAAGTGTAAAACTACATCCGAAGGCAAAGAATCTATTATACATTTTTCTTAGCCCTTATCCATGAATGTAGCAATTTAGCATAATATGCATGCCCTGCTTCAGTAGGATGATCACCAGCAGTAATGAATGTTCTATCTAAGCGTTCAGCTTCTTTTTTTAATACATCCAACATATTTCTGCCTTGTTGATGGAAATTACCATAATGGCCATTTACATTTGGTAGTGCGTCAAACTGTATTAATTTTATTCCATGACTTTGGCAAACGCTATTAACAAACAACTTTGCATTTTTAGTTATCTGTTCGCTGCGATCATAACTTAAGGCTAGCCATTCCTTAAAACTATCCATAAATAATTCATCATTATCATTGTTGTAACGTATAAAGCCATCATGTACCCAACGTTGTTGATCATCACTCCACCAACTATAGCGTAAATGATTTGTCCAAGCTACAGCAATTATTATATTAGAGCAATCATTTTCATGAACATATTTTGCAAAATTTTCTTGTAATGCATAATTACTGCAACCCGGTTCTGCTAAATTTATTGCTTTACAATCCAGCCTTTCAGCTAATTGTCCCAACCATGTATGCTTTTCTCTATAAGGAGTATTGTCATTATGACGATCCCAACTATCTTCTAGTTCTGGATTTAATAATTCACTGCCGTATGTAAAACTACAACCAAATCCTACTAGGGTCATGGGCGATACAGTACTTTACTAAGTGTACCAGAAGTTGTTGCTCTAGTAAACCGTATTGCACTGTAAACACCGTTCCAACTAAACACCACATTATCAGTCTGCGATGTGTAAGTTTGAGTACTAATAGTTGTGAAATCGTCTGAACTGATTCCCCCGCCGCTGGGGTTAAGACTTCCTGCAACGGTAAGTGTGCCTGTAAATGCACTTGAAAAGTAAACTTGAGCACTATGCAATGCTACATTTCGATTAACGTGTGGGTCCAAATAAATTATACTGCCAGTATCGCCATTACCAAAGTCTTCTGTTGTACTTGCCTGGAATGTTGGATATACACCTTCTACTAGCTCTAGTACACCGCCAGCACCATAGTTATCATCACTGTATCCAATTTGTACATTACCCTCGCCGTCTGTAACTTTAAAGCTATACGTGTAATATTTGCTATCCAAATTATAGGTATCTACATCACGTAGTGTAAATTCACCATATCCAAGTGGCGCATTAATATTAGTAACACTCCTGGAAAGTAGTGTCTTATTTGTATCTTTATCAATCATTATAAAGCTAACAGTCTTGTCTGTTAAGCTAGTCTTTTTTTGATCTCTGTTAACAAAATTTACTCTGACTGGATTATCGATACCTCTGTAAACTTTGATGTTTGGTGTATAAAACATGCTCATAGTATTCCCCGCAGTCACATCAGTAGTTGTAACCTGTAATTTTTGTTTGTATAAGTAACTAGTGATGGTACCCATTATAATACTATTTATAGAGAATTTATGACAAGATTAAGTGACGAGATAAAGGAAAAGTACCCTTTTCTAAGCATGCTAACGTATGGCGGAAATGAGTATGTAGGCATTATTCAAAACAGCGATGAAGTTGTATTNAGTCTGTATAATTATGAAGCCTTATATAGTCATGATGTGCAAGAATTTTTAGATCTAGCAGAGATTTGGTGGTGGGAAAGTAATCAGCGTATACCTATTAACCTGTTTTTAAAGCATGACTGGAAGAAATTTGCATATACACTTACAACATTTAACATAAAAGATGTTGAAGTTAAGTTTGGACCCAGTGTTAATATAGCAGAACTAGCAAAAACACGAAGCAAACGTAAAAATATTACCCTAGTTAAAAGAGTCAAGTAATTCTGGAGCAACTTCTAGTAATTTTAGGTTATGATCTGACTCATAAAATTTACAATACTTTAAAAATTTTCCCACCAACTCCGGTTTATAATCCTGTTGTAGACAATAACTAGCAAGATCTCCAGATAAATTTAAATCCTCACCTTGAAAATTATTGGTACCCTGTACATTTACATTATCCATTTGTTGTCGTCTGTACTCCGGAGACGTAATAGCTAAACTTAGATAGTCAGGGTTTGTTAAGTTTTGATATGTAATCTTTATACCTAACCCATCACACCACGTTATTAAATCTACCAATCCATGCAAACTTAATGCTTGCATAGTGTGGTGTACACCTAAGAACCAACGTGGATTATTAAACTCTAAAAACTTACAGATGTTAGATTCAATCTGTTGCCAACTACTTCGTTTCCTGACATATTCTTGTAACTTTCCTGTTCCTTCTAAACTTACTGTTACGACAATTGCTTTATACTTGCCCAGCTTGGATAATGTATTCACTAAATCTATACTACCGTTAGTTACTACCCATAATGTTA